CAAATTAAAAAACAAGAGACCGAAAATAAAAAGATGGAAAGACAAAATAAAAAAAAAGGTGGTAGATATAGATAATGGTAGTAAAAATAAAAACAAGTGTAATTGGAATGGCAAATGTAAAGAAATTTCTTAAAGGAAAGAGTAAAGAAGTGTTAGCTCTAGCTGATGATGGAATAAAAGAAGCAGGTTGGTTTATTCAAGGTGAAGTTGTGGAGTCTATATCTGGTCACAGAGCTGAAACAAAGTCTGTAGATACTGGAAGATTTAAAAGTTCTGTTCAAACCACATTTCCCAAAAAATTACAATCAGAGACCTCTACTAATGTGAAATATGCAAAAGAATTAGAGTATGGAACATCAAAAATGGAAGCAAGAAGGCATTTTGGGAATACTGCAAAAAGGAATGAAAAAAAAGTAACTAAATTTATCCAAGATAAGGTGGATAACATTTAAGATGGCAGGAATGTTAGCAGGAATGGCAGGAGGAGCAACAGTAGCTGTTCTAATTAATGCAGTAGATAATGCTTCAGGTGTTTTTGCTAAAGTAAATAAGAATATGTTAGGCATTGGCTTAGCAGCTGTTGGAGTTGGAGTAGCAGTAGGTGCAGCATTATCTTCTACAGTAGGACCAGCAAGTGATTTGAGAGAAAGTATTAATGCAGTAACAGTTGCTTATGGTAAAAATGCAGAAGGTGTATTAGCTATTGGACAGAATGCAGCAAAGTCTTTTGGAATGTCAAAATCACAATTTAATGAGGCAGCAGTCTCTTTTAGTGCATTTGCAGAGAAAATAGTTGGTGCTGAAGGAGATGTTGTGGGTACTCTTGAAAAAATAACAACAAGAACAGCAGATTTTGCTTCGGTTATGAATATTGATTTGGCAAGAGCACAAACATTAATGCAAGCTGGTTTAGCAGGTGAAACTGAAGGATTAAGAAGATTTGGTATAGATGTTAGTGCAGCATCAATAAAATTATTTGCTATGGAGAATGGAATTGGAACGCTTGGAGAAGAATTAACAGAAGCTGAAAAGATACAAGCAAGATATGGCAGTATTATACAACAGACAGGTAAGTTTGCAGGTGATTTTCAAAACACAAGTGATGAATGGGCAAATAGTACAAGAATTTTACAAGCTACTATGGAAGATTTAAAGGCAAGTTTAGGAGAACACTTATTACCTATGTTAACCAAATTAGTTGGATGGGTTCAGCAAGGGGTTGATTGGTTTAATAAATTATCGCCAGCAACTAAAAAGATTATTGTAGGTGTAGCTGGATTAGCAGCAGGATTATTAATATTGGGAGGAGTAATTATTATGCTTACGGCCATTACAGCAGCTTTTAATGCTGTAAATTGGGTATGGATTGGAATTATAGCATTGGTTTTATTAGCTATAGCTGCTTTAGTAGCAGCAGGGTTATGGTTATGGAAAAATTGGGATAGCATAGTAGAGAATTTTAAAAAAGCAGGAGTAACATTTAAAAATATATTTATTGGCATCCACAATGTTGTTATGAAAGTTTGGAATGGCATTGTTAATTATATTGAACAATCTATTAATAAAATTATTGGCATGGTTAATAGACTTATATCATTATTAAATTTTATACCTGGAATTAATATTGGGAAAATAGGTGATGTTAGTTTTGAAAAAATGAAGGGAGAAGAGATGGCTTATGCTGTATATAAACCATCGGAATCAAGTTCTGGCAATACAACTAATATTGTTAATATTAATGGAGACATAAATGGAATGACAGGAGCAGATATTGCAGATAGTCTTCAAGGTGAATTAACTAAAAAGGTGGCTTTAAGTTAAAATGAAAAATATTGGAGAAAAACGATATGATGATATAATTGGGCATCTAATTGATATTAAAGAAAGAGTATCTAAAGTAGAACAACATCTTAAAGATTTAAATGGAGCAGTTGTTAGACATCAAGATGGGATAACTAAGAATGAAGCTGACATTACAAGTATTAAAAAAACAATTTATAAAGGAATAGGAGGATTTGCTGTTATAATTATGATATTTCAAGCAGCAATAACTTTTGTATGGTAATTTATACAAAGCTAATGATTGGTGGAACAGAATATAGTGATAGTTTAAACATTAATATTGAAAGAAGTATTGGTGATTATAATGCAACATCTAATTTTACTATTGATTTAAAAAATATTGCTGGTAAATATGATGATACATTTAATTTAAATGATGAAGTACTTGTTTATGCAGACAAAGATTCTAGTCCTGCTACAACTAAAATCTTTGTTGGTATAGTTGAAGATATAAGCTATACAGGAAATAATGTTGATGAAAAATTAGTATTAAAAGGACGAGATTATGGAGCTGTCCTTCAAGATATGACTGTTCAACCTATTATATTTAAAAACAGAGATGCTGGAGAAATAGCAAAAGTTATTGTAGAAACTAATTCTTTGGGAATAGTCTCTACAGATGGTATAGATACAGCTTCAGGAACTGTTATAACAAAAATTGGATTTAATCATAAGAATATATTTGATGCATTAAAAGAACTAGCAGAATTAGCTGATTTTTATTTTTATGTAGATGCAGATAAAGATGTTCATTTTGAAATAAAAGAAGGTATATCATCAGGACTAACTTTTAATAATACTAATGTCACTCATGCAAATTTTAATACAAATGATTCTCAAATATTCAATAAAATTTGGGTGTATGGAGATAGAATTTTAACAGGTGCTACAGATGTTGGTGGTATAGGAGCAGGTAGTGAATTTAAATTAACAGATAAGCCACATAATTCAAGAGTATTTGTGGATAGTACACTACAAGAAACTGGTGGTGTTATTGGAATGGATGACCCTCTTAATACAAGTGGTTTGAAATATGTTGTGGATTTTAATGAAAAAAATATTGTATTTGTAAGTGGTTTAGCAGCAGGAGATAACATTCCAGCATCTGGAACTAGTAATGTTCAAGTAGATTATGAAAGAAGTTCTCCTATATTAAAATTTACACAAGATGGTGATAGCATTGAAGCATATGGACCAAAAACTAAAGTCATATCTGATACTAGCATTAAAGATTATTCAGCAGCTAATGATAAAGCAGTTAGTTATTTAGCAGACCATAAAAATCCAATTATTCAAGGAAAGATAAGGGTTCATAATGTTATTGATGTAACTCCTGGAAATACATGTGTTGTTGATATTCCTTTCCACAGCATTAACAATCAAACTTATAGTATTTTAAATGTTGACTATAAATTCAACTCTACAAATAATTTATCAAATCAAGTTTTAGATTTAACTCTTAATAAAAAGATTACAGACTTTACAGACACAATGAAAGACCAAATATTAAGAATGAGAAATGTTGAAGCTGGTCCATTAGAAGGAACATTTACAAGATTAGAAACATATATTGGAAGTGTTGATGTCCAAAGTCATTATGAAGTGTGGGGTATGAATATTGGAAGTAATTTTGTATTTCATTCAGCAAAGCATGGATTAATTCAAGATTATAATTCAAGAATTGGTTATAGTGATGCTGGTTCAATATTAAATTATAGTGGAGGTGATTTTTAATGGTAATAACGACGGATGGTTTAGAATCAATGTCTAATATGATTGGAGCTTCAGGAACTGCACCAGGATATATAGCTATTGGTTCAGGAACAACAGCAGCTAATGTTGCAGATACAACTTTAGAGTATGAAACAGATAGAAATGGTGTTACTTCTACTGATTTATCAGTAAGTAAAAATGTTACTTGGATTGGTGACTGGTCATCAACAGAGATTAGTGGCTTAGCATTTACAGAATTTGGTTTACTTAATAATGCAGTAGCTGGAACAGGTAATTTATTTAATAGGGAGGTTGTAGGAAGTATTGTTTTTGAAGGAGATAGAGAACTTCAAATTCAAATAACTTACAAATATACATAAATGGAAACAGATAATAACTTTGAAATAAAGGAACATAAAAATAAATTTACACTTAAAAGTGATGAAGATACTGTTATAGTAAAAAACACATGATGGCAACTTGGGAAACAATATATAATAAATTGAAAGAGAATGTTAAAGATAAACTCCAAAAGGAAGAACTCAAAGAAGGTAGTATTAATTTTGAAAGACTTTTGGGAAATATTATTAAAGAATGTTTGTTTGAAGAAGGAATATTAAAAAGAAAAGAAGTAGGAGCGGATAAAACAAGAAATATTCCAGGAAAGAATGTTTTATATAGAGATGATAGCATAATTAAATTAGCAACAGTAAAAATATAATGGGAAATTTAAGTGTAACAGAAATTGGTTCGGTAGTTCTTAATATGGTTGAAAATGTTCCCACAGCAATAAGTGGAACACTACCAACTATAATTTCAAATGAGATTTATAATGCACAGAATGTTACTGGTATTAATATCGGAACAAGTGTTGGAGAAACATATCAACCTGCAATAATTAGTTTAAGTGCTTCGAGTGTTATTCAATTAATGGAACTTACAGGTGCCGATGCTGGTACTATTAAGTTAGGGGACTTTAATGTTTCAAAAGGTGGGCAATCTAATACAGCAATAACCTCGCAAGCATTAAGAGAAGATGGATTAGCAAAATTAAATAATCTTGGAGAAGAAATGACTTACTATAAGTCGGTTTAATATGGATTTTTTTCAAATTAAAAATGGTGACACTCAGCCATCAATAGAAATTACAATGCAGCATTCTGATGGGACTGCTATTGATTTAAGCAATGGTAGTGTGTGGTTTCATATGGGCAATATAACTGATTATTCTGCTTTTGCTTCTGGCCTTTGTATGATAACAGGAAGTACCACAGGAGAAGTTAAATATAATTGGACTACTTCAGATACATCAACAACAGGTGTTTATTTTGGGGAATTTAGAGCAAGTTGGGTTGGCAGTCAAATAACATTACCTTATGATAATAGTTTAAAAATTAAAGTACACGAGGATTATGACTAAGATGGCAATAGCAGATGATTTACAAAAAGATTTTAACCAAATCCTTGCATATGGTGACCAAGTTAGATTTAAGTATTATAATCAATCTTTAACAGGTGAATATGATGATGATACAACACTTTCCCAAAGTGGAACAGATTTATGGACATCAGGATTAATACAGCCTATTAGTAGTAGTCAATATAATTCAGATGCTATAATACTTCAGCAAGGTAAAGTTCTTTTGGATGATACAAAATTATATGTTCCAGGAGTTGTTCAAACATCTGGATTAGGACAAATTAAGATTGGATTAGGAAGTCCAGTTAGAGAAGAATATCAGATTTTAGGAGATGGTCAAATTACAGAGTGGAGTGTTAATGGAACACCAATATATAAGAAAATATTTGCAAGAGTATTAAATGGTGGGAGTTTTGTCGGAGAATAAGATGGATATAATTGAATCAATAAGAAGAATGTTTGGATGTAAATGTAAAGAAAAAGATGCAGATATTGCAGAATTAAAATTAGATAATGCAGCATTACAAAAATCATTAAAAGCAAATGATAATGTTCCAGAGCCAAAAAGATTAGATATAATTATAGGAGGGTCATTAAGAAAGCTATTAGCACCTTATACAAAGTCTTTGCACCTATCAGATAATGTATATGGACTTACTTCCCAAAGAAATGCTAAAAATTTTAGCATTCAAACAAAGGTAGCAGCAAATAAGTGGCTATCAGAAAAGCATGATTGTGATGAATTTAGTTTTGCATTGATGGGATATTGGAATAGAGGTTTAAGTCAGTTTGCCTTTGGGATAGCTTGGACTAATGCTCACGCATTTAATATTATGGTAGACAACAATAAACAGATTTGGATTGTTGAACCACAAACAAATAAATTTACAAAGATAGAAGATATGCAGAATAATACATCATATTCTCCTATCGAAATTATACTTATATAACTGAAAGGAGGAAGACAAAAAAATGACAAATTTACATACAAGTTTTGGAAGTGGAACATTATTTTCAGCAGGAACAAATCAAGGTGATATTGGACCAAGTGGAATAAATGATATTACACATAGAATTAATACTGTATCAGGAGCTGGAGGAGCAGTTTCAGGAGCTTTATATGCAGTATCTGGTGCTTTAGTAGGAGTTTCAGGAGCAGGTGTTGGATTATCTGGAGCTGTTTATTTTGGTGGTTTCGACTTTCCACAAGTAGCTAATATGGCATATACATCTGGAACTGCAAATGAAATTTTAACTGCTACAGTTACTGGCGAAGAGAAATCATATGTTCAAACAATAACATATAATGCAGAAATAAGTCCAATTATTGTAGAAGTTAGTGGCGAATCTATTGGAAGTGTTGTTAGATGGGACTTTTATTACGGTACAGGTTCAGGAACAACATCGACTGGAGGATTAGTAGCTGGGTCTATTTCAATATCTTAAATGGTACAACTTAATATAGGAGGATTAGTACTAGGTAGTAAACCAGTTATTAAATCTATTCAATATGGGTCTGTAACTGTCGATGCAGCTACAGGTACAGCAGCAATCAATGCAGTTGACACTGATAATTCAGTTGTTATGTATTTAGGATATACTGATAGTGGTGATATAACAGATGGAGATGGGTATACATATGTAGAATTAACTGATTCTACTACTGTAACAGGAACTAGAGATGGAACAGGTGATGTAGTTACTGTAAATTTTGTAGTTATTGAATTTGCTTCTGGTATTTTAAAATCAAGACAAGTAGGTTTAATAACTATTACATCAAAGAGTAATACAGCTACAATAGATGCTGTAGATACTAATAAAGCAGTTATATTTTGGCAAGGATTTAAAGCTGATGACCACGACATAGATGAAACTGTTTTAATAACATTAACTAATTCAACTACAGTAACTGCATCAACTGATAGCAGTTTAAATGATGCTACTATACCATATACTGTAATGGAATTCTTTTAAATCTTGTTAAAAACCCTTTAAAATACACGTTTTAAAGGGGCAAAACAGGGGGTAAAAGGGTTTTGAGGTATAAATATATACCTCAACAGAAATACTATGGTAAACTGTGAAATCTGTAAAGAGAAGAAAGCAAATCGCTGGATTAATGGAAAGCGTGTTTGCTTAATTTGTTATCTTAGTTTGAAACACATTCATTATCTACCATTTACAAGAGCCCTCAAAAAAAATAATTTATATGAAAGGTTTTTACAATTACACCCAGAAGTAATTCATATTAGTCATATAGGAATTTCTAGAGTTAGTAATTCTAAAATTATGGCTTATTTAAAGGAAAATGAGTAATATATACTACAATATATATGTTATAACATATATGTTAGAGTATAATAGTCTTTAAATACTTTATTATATTATTATTATTATGATAAGGATAGTGGTCTGTAATAGATGTAAATATAAATGGTTACCAAGAGTTAAGAATCCAAAGCAATGTCCAAACTGTAAAAGAATGGATTGGAATAAAAAATGAATTATAAATTTTGGATTGGCTTTATTATTGGAGTGATAATAATTTCAATATTGCTAGGATGATTATTCCCAAAAGAACAAAATGTCAAATTTGGGCTAGAGTTGTGGGATTTTTAAGACCAGTAGATAAATGGAATGAAGGGAAAAAAGCTGAATTTGAGGATAGAAAAATGTTTGGAGTGAAAAATAAATAAATTATTATTCTTTTTGGGAATTAAATTTTAATGTAAAAGGAGGCTAAAAAATAAAATGGATATAAAAACAAAATTAATAATTGGTATTTGTTGTGTAGTAAGTTTTTTTCTTCTTGTAGGAATTTTAATAGGAGGAGATGATTCAAGCACAAATAAACTTGGAGAGCAATCAATTTATGATAACATAGATATTACAACAGATTGTGATGCTTTGCAGAATGTTTATAATATTGCTATGGATAATGTTGAGAGAAGACAACCAGGAGATGAACTTAGAAAAGTATCTCTTTCATATGCAACTTATGCTAATAC